ATACAAATCTTAAGATTGCTCAGGAAAAACTCGCTTTAAAAAAGGCTCAGAATGCTTTAAGCGATTCAACAAAAGAAGATCTAAATGAACAGGCTCAACTTGAAGCTGATTTGTTTAATGTACAAAAAGAAAACGCATTAAAAAGAGTAAGAATCACAGGTCAACTAGTTTCAGCACAAAGAGAATTGACAGCCGAAATAACAAAACAAGAAATTGCAGCCGAAATTGCAGCCGAAAAAGAGAGACAAATCGAAGCTGAAAAACTTGAACGCAGAGCAGACGCAATTGCTCAAATGGCAAAGCTTGAAAATGATAGACTGATAGCAGAAGCTGAGACTTTTGAAGCAAGAAAAGAATTGTTAATTGAGCAAGCAGAGGAGGAACTTGAATTAAAATTAGAGCAGGATGGTTTATTGTATGAAGAAAAAGAACTTTTAGAAGCCGAACATAAAGCGAGGCTTTTAGAAATTGACGCTGAATATAATGCACAGATTGACGCTCACAGAGAAGAAAATTTACAGAGTGCTTTTGAAAGTATGCAACGAATTATTGCAGCGACTAATGGAATGGCTGATAAAAGAGTTTCAATTATTAGTGATGCTTTTTCAAGGATTTCAACTATAGACTTCAAAGAGCTTGAAAGCTCTAAAGATAAATTTATGGCTATTGCTCAAGCTGCTTCTGGATTAACGGCACTTATTACAGCAGGACACGAACAGGAGCTTGCTGATTTAGAAATTCAAAAAGCCCACGAGCTTGCTCTTGTAGGTGATAACAAGGAAGCACAGGACGCAATTAATGTTAAATTTGCAAGGAAACAGGCAGAGTTAAAAACAAAACAGGCTAAAGATGATAAAAACGCTGCATTAATTGACGCTACAATTGCCACTGCTTTGGGTGTTGTAAGTGCTTTGGCAAACTCAGGAAATCCAATACTCGGAATTATTATGGCTGCTTTAGTCGGAGTTTTGGGAGGTGTTCAGATCGCTGCAATAGCATCACAACCGACACCGAAATTTGCAAAAGGCGGAATAATCGGCGGAAGCTCACACGCTCAAGGCGGAACGAAATTTTTTGGTCAAGACGGTAGTATGTTTGAAGCTGAAAAAGGAGAGGCTATGTTTGTGATGAAAAAAGACGCAACTGCTGAAATCGCTGCTTTAAGTATGATTAATGAAAGTTTTGGCGGGCGTTCATTTACTGGAAAAAGCTCGACTCATTTACAGGAAGGTGGCGAGGTTGACACTGCGAACATTGATCAACAAGTTAATGAAGCAATACAAAGGACTCCTATTATTGTAGGCGTAGAATCAATTGAAGCAGGATTCACAGCGTTTAACTCAGTTAAAGAAGCAGGGGTTATCTAATGGCTAAAAGAGATAAATATATAAAACAGCGTTCTGAATTTTGTCAACTAGCTTTAAAAGATCAGAAGAAAGCAGCCTCACAGCTTCGAGATTTAGCGACAGGTTTAGAGAATTGCCGTAATACTTCTGATGTTGTCGGGGCTTTATGTGAGATTTTTGCGGTTAGTGAAAGGACGGTATTCAGAGACATAACGGCATAGTTTACTGACATGGTGACAATGTAAAGTCTTAATTCTTGTTAAGGCTTTTTTTTATTTGTACTTTTCGGATATGGTAAAATTTGAATTATTTGATACTGTTGGGGAGAATATAACAGTTGAAAGCGTTAAAACCTTCCTAAACTCAAATAAAAACGAAGATGTTGAGTTTGATATTTCTTCGCTCGGTGGTGATCTTGCTACTGGTTTAACAATTCACGACTTAATAAAAACACATCCTAAAAAAACAATTGCGAATATTATAGGACTTACTGCAAGCGCAGGGACAGTAATTGCAATTGCTTGTGATGAGGTTCATATTTCTGATAATGCTTTGTTTTTAATTCATAATGGTTGGAAGGAAGTGACCGGCAATGTTTATGATTTTCAAAAAGCTGCGAGCGACCTGTTAAAAATGGACGCTATAATGATTAAAATTTATAGGGAAAAAACAGGCTTAGACGACAATAAAATAAAAGACTTGATGAAAGCTTCTGACTGGCTGAGTCCAACGGAAGCCGAGCAATATGGTTTTGTTGACCGAGTTATAAATTCGGGCATTAAAATAGCTGCAAGTATTATGATTGCAGGTGCAAAGAATAAAATTAACGATTTATTATTAACTAAATTAGAACAAAAAATGAAATTACCATGGAAAAACACTGATGCCAGTGTTATGAATGTCCTTGCTCTTAAAGGTGAAAAATCTCTGCTTATCAATGCAGAAGAAGTTGCTACAGGAGTTGAGGTTGCGCCTATTGGAGCTATGACGCTCGAAGATGGTGAGTACGAACTTGCCGACGGTCGAAAGATATTGGTTGCAGGGGGAGTTATTACGGAAGTAGTTGAGATTGAAGCTGCTGAGAAACCTGAGGAAAACACTGAGGCTATTATTGCCGCTGTAAGTGATGTAGTTGCTGAGGCGATTGCTGCTGTTGAGGCGAAATTCGATGCTAAGTTAGCATCAATAAAAAGCTCACACACTCCACCAAAAGGAACAAAGATTACTGCTCCAAGCGCAAAAGTGGAAACTACTGACGTTATCAGTAAAGTTAACGCTGTCGCTGATGGTATTCGTCAAAAATTAGTTGAATCTCGAAAATCTTAAGCTATGAGTTTAACATTGACAAACACAAATTACAACGGTGAAGTTTTAGAAAACTTATACCTTGTGACGGGAGTTGGGAACGAAGTAATTCAAAAATCAGCAGCAAAACTGCATCCTGATATTTCAACGAAAAAAGCACTACCTAGATTGAGTCAAACTGCTGATCCAATTGGGGATTATCAAGCGGGTGTTCCTTCTGGGGTTACTGCGACAACAACTTATGCAGAGCGTGAGCTTGTTGTTGAACCGATGACAGTTTATGAAACTTTCTTGCCTACAACATTTCATGATATTTGGCAGAAGTGGAAGTCAATTGGTGACTTTACAAATCTTGAATTAAACGCCGAGTTATTAAATGCTATTCTTGACCTTTATAAAAATGGAATTGGCACACAAATGGCGAAGCTATTTTGGCAAGGTGATAAAACTCTCGGAGCTGCAAACGCAATGAATAAGTTTAACGGTATCATTACACGTGCGAAATTAGACGGAAATGTAATTAAACCAACTCCTGCCGGAAATATCACTGATTCAAATTTTATGGATATTCTTGCTGCTGTTTGGGCTGCAATTCCTGATAAATTTATCGACGATCCTGACTTTGTGATTCATATTAATACAACGGATTACAAAACAATGCAAGCAGGAAACACAAAGCTTAAAGAAGCTTTTGTCGGTGTGTTTGGAATGAGTCTGGATACTATGTATCAAGAAAAAAGAATCAAGCATTTTCAAGGTGTAACTCGTCATCATATTGTAGGAGCAAAATCCACAAACGGTGAAGACTCTAACCTTAATATGGGTGTTTGGGTTGATCCTGATAGTGAGAGCGTAGTTGTTGACAAGGTTGCTAACAATAGTCGCTTATGGTTCTTGAGACTTGATTTTAAAGCTGATGCAAATTATAGAATTGCAGAAGAGGTTATACTTTATACTCCAACCTAATATGAAAAAGTTATTTATCTTATGTTTGTTTGTCATTCTAGGAATGGCAGCAAACGCTCAACAGGTTTACCAAGAGTTTGACGCTGCAACTATAAACGGTGATACTGCGACTGTTACATCTGCTGATGTAAAGTATAACGGTGTTATAACTTGGGATTATACTGCAACAGGTAACGCTGCTGGTGATACTTGTTATATTGATTTCCAAGGCTCAAATGATGATTGGACTACATCTCAAACGATTAGTACACTTGAATTTATAGCAGGAACAACCGCAGCAGATCAACATTTAGTTGATAATCCCTCAGAGTTCTTTAATTATAGACTTAGAAAAAGAGCTTATGAGGTCACTGATACGGTTGCTTTTACTAATCAGTTATTTATTTTTAAACGGTAAATTATGAGCACAAACGTAAAAATAAGTAGAGGCTCAGCTTTTGACGGTGACGCAATTGTTCAAGGTGGTATCGGAAATTATATGTATTTTATCAATAAAGAAGATTTTGACGAAAATCAAGTGTTAACATTTGACGGAGTGAGCAATGAAATTACTGCTCTTGTTTTGGCAAGTGGTACACAAGGTTATAAGTTTGAATCTTCTAAAGGTTCAGTTCAGATAATTCCTTCATCTCCTTTACGTGCGGTAACTGCAATTGACGGCTTTGATCATACAGCAGACTTAAGAATTCTTGATGCGTCTCAGTTGTCTATGGATAACGCAAAGAAAATGAGATTTCAAAAAGGGGTTGTAATTATACCACTTGCGAGTGGAAAATTTATGCTCTTTGGGCGCAATGTAGGAATGAGAATGAGTGATTTTCAATTAATGCCAGGTGATGCTGACACTGGCGGAACTTTCCAGGTAGTTGTAAAAACACCTGAAAACGATCCTCCTGAAATTGATCCTCCTCATATAATTGCAAGCACTTTCGACATTACAACGCTTGATACACCGGCTGCATAATGATTGATTCTAAAAATCAAATAATAATTGTAAAAGGTAAGCGGGTTCTTTTTGACTCGCTGCCTTTACATTTACAGAAAACTTTATTAAATTTGTGGAAAACCAACACTAAAAAAGAACATGGCACAGACACCCGAACAAAAAGCAGCAGCCGAGAAGGCAGCAGCGGAACAAACAGCAGCGAAAGCAGCTCAGAAAAAAGCAGCAGCCGAGAAGGCAGCAGCGGAACAAAAGGTGAAAAAAGAAGCGGAAGCGCTAAAGAAATCAAAAGAGAAAAAACTAGTAAATAAGTCAGATTACGACAAATATACTGGTTTAAAATTTCTTGAATTATCTGAAACAAAACTCTCTGACGAGACAAAAAAAGAGCTTAAAGAACTTGAAGCGGAATTATTGACCTGTGAAGGTCGTAAATCAATTCGCACAGTTCGAGCAGCAATCGACAACGAACAAGCCTTACTAGTTGAAGGTATTCCGGTTCCTGTTGAAATTAAAAAACTTATTGAAAGCAAAGGCAAGAAAACTGCCGCTTATTATTTCGGATAATGGAAAACAACAGTTCAACAATAACCAGACAAGAAGAGGCTTTGAAAAACGGCAATGTAAAAGTTGCCGTTAATTCAATTCAACGAACATTATTTGTTGAACGATTATATGTAAATATAGCTTTTCCTGCAGATAGGATAATTCCATTTGATAGAGACAATCTTTATCCAAATAAAATAAAGTCTATTGCTCAACGCTCAGGAACTACAATGAGCGCAATTGAAACTCTTTCAGCCTTTATATCAGGTGAGGGATTTGCAGCCATGGGAGTCGTTGTGAACAGAGAAAATCAAACGCTTTGGGATATATTAAGACATATTTCACAGTCAAAAGCAATGAACAAAGGTTTTGCATTGCATTTTAATTATAATATTTTAGGGCAAATAACTGAAATTAATCCTATTAATTTTGAGTTTGTTCGATGGTCTAAGGACTTAAAACATTTTATTGTTAATCCTGATTGGTTTAGACGCAACAGAAGAAAGGAAGAAATTGAATATAATCCTTTTTGGCCTGAAAACGTTATCAATGAAATAAACGAAACAGGAAATATTCACGATTATAAGGGTCAGTTATATTACTGGATTCCTAATTTAACAGATTATTACACACCTTGCAACTGGGATTCTGTTTTGGATGATGCTCAATTTGAAGCTGAAGCAAAACTTTACTCACTTTCAAGTATTCAAAATGACTATTCACTCTCTGGATTAATCAGTTATCCTAAAAATATAACTGATAAAGAAGAGATCGATGATATAAAAGAAGAATTACAACAAGATAAAGGCTCTGCAAATGCGGGCGGAATTAGAGTTGTTGGTGCAATGCCAACAGAAAGTATTAATAATTGGAAATGGTTTACTCCAATGTCAAGAAATAATATTGATGGATTACACACGAACCAAATTGAACGCTCAAAATACAATATTTACGCAGCATTTAGACAGCCTCCAATATTAAACGGAGTTGTTAAAACAGGAATGTTTAATCAGGATTCATTTGCTGACGCTTTTCATTATTATAATACAGCTACGGAAACAGAGCGAAAAGAAGTTGAAAAAGAATTAAGCAAAATATTATCATATAGCATTTGGAATAATATTGGAAAAGTTGAGATCATTCCAAAGACTTTTACAGGGAGAGAAAAACCAGAATCAAAACCTAAATTCTAATGGCTGAAAGCGCACTTATAACAATTACAGACGTTCAAACTTATAGAAGGGTTGATCCAAAATTTGACACGGTTCGTTTTGATACTTTTGAGCAAGAAACCAGGAGAAAAAATTTGCGAAATCTTTTAGGTGATGCCTTATATTTTGCTTTTATGGCCGATGCCAGAACTGAGGGAATTTACGCTGATCTTTTGAATGGCAAATCATATACATATCAAGGAAACACAATTCAATATTATGGATTAAAACCTTATTTGTGCTATTTATGGCTTGCAATTGGCTGTCGTGAGGGTGATTTATTTATGGCTACTTATGGAGCAATCCAATTTACAAACAATCAACAGCAAAGTTTTGAATCAGCAAAATCAAAAGAACGAATTGCGACTGATTATATGCAATCAGCTCAAGATTATGCAAACGACATTATAAGATTTTTAAACGAAAATAGTTCAGATTATCCACTTTGGAAAAGTAATTCTGAAACAAAACCAACAGAATTTTTAACTTTTAAAATATAAAATTATGGCAGTAGCATTGAATGGTCGAAGACGAATTGCTCACGTTGTTGATGACGTAGCAGGGAATATAATGACTGAAGAGAGTTTGTTTAGCGTAAAAGACGACACTGTTTCAGGCGTGATTATGGTTGTTTTGTGGGGCGAAGAACTTGGCGATAAGGCCGTTATGGACGCACAACAAGCAAGCGCAAAAAATGTAACTATAAAGAAAATTTATGCAACAGGTACGACTATTGCTGATACTGATTTCTTTTTATTAAAATAATTATGGGTTGGAATGCAAATGTAAACGGTAATCATGTTGGCGCAAAGATAACTTTACGACCTCCATTTTTTAGTGATCTAAATACACGACACAAAACCATCTCAGGAATAGGGAATTTTGCCGAAAGTATTAATAATTTGTCAGCAAAGTTTTTGCCGAGGGTTGCTGATTTTAATGGAACGGATGATGAAGTATCAACCTTAATTGATTTATCAGGAGCTACATCAGCCGAATACGAATTTGATGTATATAGATCATCTAATGGAATATATACTGTTATAGGTCAATATGACACAGCTTCAGTTTCATTTGCTTTTACTTGGCATATCAATAATAATATATATGTATATGCGGCGGGTGCTTATGCTTATATTACAAATTTAGATACAGGATGGTTTAGATTTAAAGTTGTTTTTGACGGCTCACAGACAGGAGATGCAGGAAGATTAAAATTATATAAGAATGATGTTTTACAAACTTTAACTAATTGGATTGGAACTGTTGGAACATCATTAGATTCAATTACGAAAAAGTTTATAATTGGGGCGAGAGCTGGCGGTATCTATGCAACAATGAAATGTTCTTATTGTTCAATTTCTAAAAATGGAGTTTTAGTAGAAAATTATTATCCAACAGGTCAAGGCGATTATGAATATGATGTATCTGGTAATAATAATCATGGTACATGGTCAGGAACAGGAGCAAGATTTGACTTTGATCACAATGGCTCAACCTATCCAAATGACAATGGATATTCTCAATGGCGACACTCAACATATCCAACGTTACCTGATATACAAGTTCCTTTCGATATTAACGGCAATCCTTTAAGTTTAACCGCAGGAGTAGATATACCAGCAGGATATACTCATACAAGAGATTTAGTCGCTGGTGGTTCTAAATGGAATATGGCAGATGCTTTAGTTGATTTCGATCCCGATGGAAATGTTGGCGATATTATTATTAATGGTGATTTTGCTACTGATACTGATTGGGCTAAAGCAGCAGAATGGACTATATCTGGGGGGACTGCTAATTGTGATGGTACTCAAAGTGGAGATTCTTTATTAAGACAAAATAATATTTTAGGAGGAGTTATTGGTGAGAAATATTTTGTTTCGTGGGAAGTTAAAAATTATACTGCTGGTAATGTAGCTATTCAATTAGGTGGGAATCCATCAGCATCTTCTGGGGATAAATCAGTAAATGGAGTTTATACCCATGAATTAATTACAGCAGATACTATTGATGATTTATTTATTATAGGAGATACAGATTTTATTGGGAGCGTTGATAATATATTTGTTTACAAAATTACACAAATAGGTATTTTTAATAGATTTAATAGTATTCGTCAAACAGCAACATCAAGAGCATCCTTATTTTATGATGCTAACTATACTTTCAGATACCAAATAAATGAAATAGCCGATCCTAGAATATATGATACATTTTTTGAAACAGATTATAAAAATAGGGTATTTGGAAAAGTACGATTATCAGGAACAGATATTATAAGATACGATGAGGAATTGAATTATCAGGACAAGAAAACAGGAAGTGACCTTACAAAAATAACAAGCTATTGTAAAATCTCAGATATATATCCATAATGAAACGATATAAGGCAACACAGATAAAATTCAATGAAGCTGATTTAGTTGGTTTTGATACTAAGATTGAATCTGATAAGACTAAATTTGAGGATACAATTGAATTCAAGGATGCTAAAAAGGATTATGAAAATGCTTTAAAAGCTTATAATGATGAAATACTAAAAGATGATGGTAAAGCAGATTTAGAAGTCTTATTAATAGCATTAGAAGAAACCAGAGCAATTTTTGACACTTTGGTTAATTCCCAGATAGTTGTAAAATGCGAGGATAGTGTTGAGATTTGTCCACAATTAGGTGAAAGAGTATTGTTTATTGAGAATTATAAGGAAATAGATTTATTGGATATGGATGTAATAAAATTAGCAAAACCATTTTATATAGTAGTAAATGATACTGTAATTACAATTACGAAAGACAATTACAAGGATTATGATATTGATAAAATATTAGTTGAGAAACCAGAAAAATATAAAGAATAAAGAATATAATGCACAAAAAAATAATAGATATGAATTTTCTAAATGACCTCTGCGATGCACTTGGTTTAACTGCCTTTATAAGTGCTTTATTTTTAAATGTTACTGGTTGGATTCTGAATGTAGAATGGAACTCGCTTTTAACTGGATTGATATCTTTGTCTGGGTTTGTATATATTATTTTCAAAATTTATGATGTAAAATTAAGCATTAAACAAAGAAAAAGGGATTTAGGGAAATGAGTAAATATCTGTACATATTAGATAATGGACACGGACTAAACACAAAGAAAAAAGAGTCTAAAGTTTGGCGAGATGGCACTCAATTAAAAGAATATTTATTCACTAGAAATGTAGTTAAATATTTATCTTTTATGTTAAAGGATGCCAAAATAGATTATAAAATTTTAGTACCTGAATTAAAAGATATTCCAATTAAAAGTGGTCGTGCTGTACGTGCAAATGAATTTTCAAAATATAAAGATAGTATCGTAATTTCTATTCATGCAAATAAATTTCCGCCAGATGACAGAGTAAACGGATTTGAAACTCATTATTATAAAAGAAACGGATTTGAAAGTAAAAAAGGCAAAGAAATTGCAGAAGTATTTCAAAAATATATCGGTAAATTAGGTAATGACAGAGGGATTAAAGGATCACCATTTGCTATACTTAGATGGACTAAGTGTGTAAGTATTCTAACTGAAAATGGATTTTACAGCAATGAAAAAGAATGTAGAAAATTAATGAATCCTGAATTTCAATACGAAATAGCATTGCAACACTATAAGGCCATACAAGAATTAGAAACAATTTAAAATAAAATATTATGCCAAAATTAAGTCACAGAAATTACATGAAAGCAACTCCTAAAAATATGAGAAGATTGGGGGATGGATTATTAGCTGTAGCAACAACTATAACAAGCGCATCAATAGCAAGCGGTAATGATATATTAGCATATATAAGTTTAGGCGTTGGAGTTATAGGAAAGTTTTTAACAAATTTCTTTGCTGAATAATGAAAAAACTAACATTTTATTTAATTATAATAATTGTTGTTTTGGGCGGTTTTGGTTATCTTCAATACAATCAAAATCAGAAACACAAAAAAGATGCTGCACGTTGGGAACAAAATTTCAGCGAAACTTCGAAGCAAGTCAAGCAAATTGATTTAACTTTAAAAGAGTTTAAAAAAGGCATTGACATAAAGACTGACTCAATACTCAAGATTGCTAAAATTAAGCCCAAAAACGTCACTCAGATAACAAATTATAACACTTACTATACTGACACGAACATAACAGTAATAAAGCCAGATTTCGACGCAAAAACAAAGTCTTATCCGTTTGTTGACAATACTGGTTGCTTTGAGTTTCGGGGATTTATGGAATTAGATTCTTTAGGCCCTGAATTAAACGTCACAGAAAGAATTTTTTTTAGCGATTTCACAGAAATTGAATTTATAAAAAAAGATACAATTCATTTTTTAGGTTTAAATTTAGTTAAATGGTGGCAATCTCCCGACATAACATATACTATTATTGATAACTGCACAGGAGAAAAAAGAGTGAAAAAAATCAATATTCATTAGGGTTCATAAATATTGATTTATAGCTCTTTAGGTTTTTCATGTTCCTAAAGAGCTATTTTTTTGAAATAATTTGCAATTAATGGTAGTTAATTGAAAAACTTTTCATATATTTGCATTGTACCAATAATTTAAAAACATGGAAAAAAAGATCGAAAAAAAACAAAAAGAGATTAATATTGCCCAGGAAGACAGGGCAAAAAGAAAAGTGATTTATGACGCTCAAGTAGTAATAATTGAAGGGCATAGGAATACAGTCAGAGAGCTTGAAAAAAGAGCTGAAATCATGCTAAAAGATTATGTAGAGTCTGACAATGCTGTAAAAAATTTAATTAGCGAATTAAATTTGATGTCAAATAGTATTGAAAATCAGGAAAATGAAGGGCCTTACTAATGGAAAACGAAATAGCAAAAATACAGCCTAAAAATATTAAGTGGAATGATCTTGAAAGCTACGAATTATCTGTAAAAGGGAAACAAGATTTAAGAAATTTTATGCTTAATCAGTCACCAACTGACACATGGTTAAAAAAACACCCTCTATATAAAAACACTTATTTGCCAATTGATAAAGTTGAATTTCTTTTAACTGTCTTTTTTCAAAATTGGCGTGTTGAGGTTAAAAGCTTTATTCAGATAGCAAACTCAATCTGTGTAAGTATTAGGCTTTATTATAAAGACCCTGACTCAACAGAGTTTACATGGCAAGACGGTGTCGGAGCTGCTCCAATGCAAGTTGATTCTGGTTCTAATGCAATGGATCATAATGCAATTAAATCGAATGCTGTTATGTTAGCCCTTCCTATTGCAGAAACAAATGCTGTGAAAGATGCTGCTGACAAAATAGGGAAAATTTTCGGGCGTGACCTTAATCGAAAAGATACACTTAACTACGATGTTTTAACAAAAAACTTTGACGGTGCAACTTTAATTGAAAAATAATTCAATAAATGATAGGATATTGAAAAACTTTTCATATCTTAGCAATGAATTTAAAAATTAAAAACATGGAAAACACAACACTATCAAAAGAACAAAAACAATTGAGAGCAGGAAAATTCTCAGGAAGCGAAAACTATAAGCTTATGGGTGCAAAGGGTTTCGGAAAAACAGGCGAAACCTATATTATGGAAAAAGTCGCTGAACATTTAACAGGTCAACCCGCAAAAGCTGAGTTTTCTTCTGCTGCTACTCAATGGGGAATTGATCACGAAATGGAAGCAGTATTGTATTTTGAAGCTGCAACAGGCTTAAAAATAAATAGCTCTGAAACTTTATTAAACGATGCAATTTGCGGAACTCCTGACGGCTTAGTTGATGGCCAAGAAACAGGATTCGAAATCAAATGCCCTTTTAACTCAGGAAATCATTTTAAAAATCTTTTAATTGAAACGACTGAAGATTTATTAAAATTGCGTCCTGAATATTATTGGCAAATAATTTCTTATATGTGGCTTACTGGCTGTAAAAAGTGGAAATTCTGTTCTTATGATCCAAGATTTAAAGAGTCTCAAAGAATGCTTATTCTTAATATTGAATTAAACGAAACACATTTGGAGCTATTGAAAAACAGAGTTACAGAAGCGACATTGATGTTTAATAACTTAATCTCTAAACTTAAGTAATCATGAAAATAGATTTTATCGAAGAAACAAACTTAGACGGTTCTAAGAAATATTTTACAAATATTAATGATAAATATGCAGATGGATCGTACAGTCATGATAAAGAAAGAGCAACTGAGTTTTTTGATAATATTGTTTCCTATCAAACTAAAAACAAACTTCATGCACTTGAGACTCGAAAAACCTTAAACTCGATTGAACTATGAAAATAGACCACAATTTAATCGAAAGTAAGCTCTTTGATGCAATTCATAATGAGTTTATAAAAAAAGGCTTTGATGATAATAAGTGTGAGGTTTCAATTGAAACAAATATAGATAAAGAAATTCATTTGATACTCTCAGGAACTTACGAGCATCAAACAGGCTTTTTGAATGGTGCTGATTTAAGTATTACCGTATATACTAAAGGCGGCGATTTTATCCCTCACGAAATGGAAATTTCAAAAGAACAATTATTAATTAATTTAGAAAAATCACTTAAAAATTATTTAACATGAAGAAAGAAATGATAATTAATGCTATGGCATATAATAAGTATTTAACTAAAGAATACTTAAACGATTTTACTTTTCAGAAACTATTAGCTTTATGTCATCCAATAGACAGAGCAGATTTTATTAAACGTAACAATTTAGGAGAGCCTTATGACAACATATAATTTATTTTTAGCTCTAACAATTGCAACAATCATATCGCAGTTAACTCATACTTGGTTTGTATTTGATTCGTTTAGTCGCCTTAAAGGGTGGCTTAAAACGAGCCAATCTGTAATATTTTGCAGTATCCTTTCAGTTGCGATCTTTGCGTTTGTTATTATTGAGAAACCGTGGCTTGCTCTTTTCGGGGCAATCATTGAGGTGATAATCAATGTTTATTATTATGCAATGGATTTCTTTGAAAATGGCATATCTGCAAAAGTCCACAGGAGTAAATCAATTATAAAATTTTGGCGTATAAATTGGATTGGGATATTTTTCGGGATTTTATTACCTATGTTGATTTATGTATTTGCTAAAGAAATGATGTTGTTGAAATAATGGATATTAAAATTAAATATCATCAATTGACAGACTTAATTTTGTATTTGAAAAAATATGGTAATAATTTAAATGATCCTGTAATTGTTAATATAATGAAGTCAATATCAGTAATAGCAAGTCAAGTTAATAATAAAGCAATTGAAGATTTAAAAAAACAATACATAAAACCAAAATTTTATCTCATTTCAGTTCATTCTAAGCTTAATTTTTAGTAATTTAATACCCCGATAAATTTCGGGGTTCACTTCTTAACCCTTTAAATATGAGTTCAAATCAAATTCAGCTCAAAAAAATAAGTATTTTTGAGAATGCAATTTCTACAAAATCAAAACAAATAACTTTAAACGATTACTTTGACGGAATAATCTCTGGAAAATGGCAAGATGAAGTTATTGAATACAGGAGCGGCAAAAGAGAAAAAACAAAGATAACCGCCATAACTGCAAGTGGTTTTTTCACTGGCCGAAAAGATGCTGACCTTGCTGAACATTCGGGATTATTAGTTATTGATATTGATGAAAAAGATCAAAGCTTACCTGTTAAAAATATACGAGAGCAACTAAAAGAAATACCAGAGATATTTGCAATTCATTATAGCTTAGGCGGAAAAGGTTTAGCGGTTTATTTTAAGATAAAAACTTCTAAACATTTTGAGAGCTTTGACTCTATCTCTAAAATGCTTGCAAATGATTATGACATTATCTCTGATTTGCATTGTTCAAATATTGGACGGCTTAGATTTGTCTCTTACGATCCTGAATGTCATTTAAATTACGGCGCAACAGTCTGGAACTATTTCGAAAAGAAAGAACAAAAAGTAAATGAACACGCTTACGATAATCATGTATTTTCAGAAAATGATATTGATTATATCTTAAGTCAAATTAGAGAGCGTCAAATTAATATTGCTCCTGACTATTACTCCTGGGTACGAATTGGTTTTGCAATTGCTTCTAAACTTGGTGAGTCTGGACGTTCAGCTTTTAGTATCATTTCAAATTATTATGGTGGCAAACAAAAGATTAACATTGACAAACAATATGATAATTGCCTCAGAGCTGATCAAGGCCGTGGCGGTGGAATAAGCATAAAAAGTTTCTTTTATTATGCTAAAAATGCAGGGTGCAACATTGTTTCTGAACGTACCCAAAAAATTAAAACAGTTGCAAAAATAAGGAGAAAACAAGAACAGAGCAGCGGTTCTGGTGCAATGATTAACGGTCGCCAGGATGCAAGGCAATATCTTGAAGAGTACGAAGGAATAACGGGAAAAGATGTTGATGATATACTTGAACAGGTTTGGAAAGTTCCAGTAAAAGATTTAGCAAATGAAGAGGGTTTACTTTATGATATTGAGATATTCTTAAAATCAAATTATAAATTCAAGTATAATGAAATTACAAATATTGTTGAGGTTGACGGATTGCCTGTTTCTGATTATATTTTTAATAGTATTTATTTACGTGCAACAAGAATTGTTTCAGATAAAACAACTAAAGATAAATGTTTTGATTTGATTCATTCTGAATTTACACCAAAATATAATCCAATTTTAGAATGGTTCGAAAAAAATAAACACATTCGTACAACCGGAAATATTGAAAAACTTGCAGCTTGTATCAGTTCAGACATTGATAAACACGATGTTAATTTTACAAAGGACTTTCTTGAAAAATGGCTTATCTCTATCATCGCAAGTGCGCACGGCATTTACTCAATTCTTTGTATGGTCCTAACCGGACAAACTCAGGGAACAGGAAAAACAACTTTTTTCAGAGAATTATTTCCTGATGAATTGCGTTGGCTTTTTTCAATAAATAAGCTTGACGGAAAGGAAGCTGATATCGGTCAACTAATGTGTAGCAAGTGGCTTATCTTAGATGATGAATTTGGGGGCAAATCTAAGCAGGACGAGAAGCGTTTTAAGGAATTGATATCAAAGGATGTCTTTTCAATTAGAAAGCCTTACGGGCGTTATTTTGAAGATATGCAAAGACTCGCTGTTTTGTGTGGAACAACCAACGATGAAAAAGTCATTAATGACCTGACAGGGAATAGGCGTATAATTCCAATTCAAGTTAATGCAGTTGATGAAGTGAAATATAGAGAGATAAATAAGACTGAGTTGTTTATTGAATTATATTGGAAGTTTAGGGAACATAATACAAGTTGGTTTCTGAATAAACATGACATTCAGCGATTAGGTGAGATTTGTTACGATGCTGTTCAAGTTGCTCCTGAAATGGAATTACCTTTGAAATACTTTAGAAAAATAGAAATTGACGGAGTTGGCGGAAAATTTATTACATCTTCTGAAATCCGTTCAGCAATTGAGCAGCGTTCAGGAATTAGATTGAGTCAACAAAAACTCAGTATTGCTTTGAAAAATATTGGTTATGAAAAAGACAGGAAGTTAATCGACGGCTCTTATACTAGGGGGTTTTGGGTTATAGATGTTTATGAAGCTCCTTCCGGTTTTGTTAGTGATGGAAAAAAAGAAGTTGTTGAGGTGAAAAAAGATGATGCGAGTAAAAATGAATTGCCGTTTTGATTAACTGCGCCCGCTAGATGCGGCGTTATTGCTAACAGCCGAGAATAAGGGAAGGTTTTAAGATACCTTTGAGTAAAAAGATAATTATTAAACTAAAATAAATATTATGGAAAATGAATGGATAAAGATTCCAAAAGATGTAAATATGGCTATTCCTAATGAAGACTGTTGGGTTTTTAACATACTTAGTGGTATGATAGAGTTTTCACCAGTTGACGGGTGGTTACCATTAAATAGATACTCTCATTATATGATAGTTAAAAAACCGTTACCACCTAAGTAATAATTTTATCCATCAAAATGGTATCTTAAAACTTGCCCTTAATTCATAGTTATACACTGTGAGTTTAGGGAAAAACTTTACAAATACACAAGTTTTTAAGTGTGCGAAGGACTATTCTCGAAGGTTAAGGCATAATGGCTTTTGGTTTTTGCGCCTTTGGAGCGAAGGGTTTTTTAGGGAAGGACAGCGAGTCATTATGCCTTAACTAGTCCATAGAAGTAACTAACACTTAATAAACTGATATTATGGAAGATAACAAAACAGATATTTCAAACAGTGAAAAATTTAAATCCGATTACAGCGACTTGCTACAAAAAGTGAAAGATAGATTTAGGGTTAAAGACGCTTCATGGATTAATATATCTCAACCGAAAGCTAGCAGAGTATTAAATGGAAATCAATTTGATATATTAACACTTATAGAAATGGCTTCTTTTGTTGGTTATGATGTTGAATTATTCTTTAAAAAACGAATATTGTATTAAATTAACCAACCTGACCAACTGTTGACCAACTATAAACGGTATTTTTTGGTATATAGTTGGTCATAAAAATTTCAACGAGAATAGTAGTTGCAACCCACTTTTAACCACCTTAACCAACTACTTTCTCTATTAAAGGGAAAAGAATATATATATATAAGGTAGAGGGGTGAGTAATATAATAGACGTGGGAAAGGTTGAAAAGTAGGTGGTCAAGGTGGTCAAGTTGGTATATTGTTGAAAATCAAATAAATAAAAATAAGACTTAACCAACCTTATTGTATTTAAATAAAAAAAGCTTATATTTACAATGCTATTCAGTTATGAAAATATTAAATCCCACATTATTAACATTGCCTTCAGCACATTTGTTGTGCGACTGGATAGCCTTTGTTACTAGTGTGGGTATTTTATTATGAAAAATAAAGGTTGTGTTTATTTCTTTAGGCATATAGGCTTAACGCCTGTAAAAATTGGGTTTAGTGAAAACATATCTCCATTAAAAAGATTTAATCAGTTTAAAACCTATGCTCCATATGGTGCTGAGATTATTGGATTTATCGAAACCTTAAATCCTGCCAAATTAGAAAAACAATTACATAGAAAATTCGAATCAAAACGATTAATTGGTGAATGGTTTGATATTACAGACAATGAAATTAAAAAAGAAATTAATTTTTTTGATCTAATTGAAAAATCTGAATCAAAAAACTCTTTTTTTCTTGCATGGGCAAAAGAATTACAAAGAAGAGAATATGAAAAAGAGAATCCTTTATTAGAAATAGATTATATAAAAAGTTGTTTTAATTCAAAAAGCGATAATGATAATTTAATTTTCTTAAGCTCTGAAGAAATAACAAATATATTGAATAATAAATTTGATGTTAATTTAAGTCATCAAAATGTAAGTAAAATCATGAACAGCTTAGGATTTGAAAAAGTAAGAAAAACAAAAAAATATAAATATGTCAGAGGTTTTTTAGTTGAATTAATAAATTAAGAAATGATTAAACTTCGTTTATATCAAGAGAAACAAAAAAATAATATAAAATTAGAAATGATTAAAGGTCATTCTAATATTATCATGCAACTAAGTACAGGTGCGGGAAAAACTGTAATATTTAGCTACATGGTTAAAGAAGCAGCTAAAAAAGGGAAAAGATGTATGATATTAACACACCGAGCAGAACTTCTGCAACAAGCAGGAGGAACTTTTGACCGGATTGGGCTTGATTACGAAAGCATAACTTCAAAAACTAAATCAATACCAAACTCAAATGTGCTAATATGTATGATCGAAACATTAAAACGTAGAATTGAGAAACGATTGGATTTTTCTATGTTGGTAAAAACAATTGACCTCTTAATTATTGACGAGGCTCATCTTCAGAATTTTGATCCAGTTATTAAGTATTTCAATTCTAGTTGCTATATTGTGGGGGCGACTGCTTCTCCGATAAGACAGAACGCTAAAAAGCCGCTTAAAGACTATTTTACTGCAATAGTTGAAGGACCAAGTATTTCGAGCTTAATCAAAGCTGAGTATTTATCTAAACCAAAATACTACGGAGTCAGTGTTGACCTTTCAAAAGTAAAGATGAAAAGGGGAGAGTTTGACGAAAGGGATCAGGAGAAAGTTTTCTCTGAAGTAAAAGTATTTGAAGGATTAAAACATAACTTAGAAAAATACGCCAAAGGAAAAAAGACAATGATTTTTTGTCCTTCTGTTCAAAGTAGTTTGAACGTAGCTCGTGAATTAGGTTGCTTACATCTTGATGGTGAAATGAATCCTAAACAAAGGAATGAAATTTTAACAGAGTTTGAAACGACACCCGATGCAATTATAACAAATTGTGCAATAACCACAACAGGTTATGACCATGCAGAAATTGAGTGCATTGTTTTATATAGGGCCACAACCTCACTTCCTTTATATTTGCAAATGATTGGCAGAGGTTCAAGAGTTACGGAAACAAAACGGACATTCACAATTCTAGATTTCGGAATGAATGTTCAGCGTTTTGGTTACTGGCATATTGAGCGCAAATGGTCACTCGAACCACCAAAGAAAAAAAACAGGAAAAAAGATGTTTTCCCTGTGAAATTTTGTCCTGAGTGTGGCGCAATCGTTTCAGTAAATGTGAAAACTTGTGAGTATTGCGGTTACATTTGGCCTGTTACAGAAAGGGAGCGGATGTTCGCAGAACTTCAAGAGCTTACTTATGCAGAGATTCAAAAGAAAATGAACGAAGCTGCAACGGTCGCTGAAATGGAAGAGATAAGAATTGCTAAAGGTTACAAGGTTGGATATTTATTGCATAGATTTAAAACAATGGATCAATTCAAAGAATATGAGCAACTTAAAGGATATAAAAAAGGATGGTCTTATATTCAAAGTAAAAATTATTTGAAATAATTATGAAATAATTTGCAATATAATGAAAAAGTTTTCGTATATTTGAAAAATGAAAGCAAAAGAATCATCATACCAAAAATTAAAAGCTGAAAACGCTGAATTGAAACAAACAATTCATTCATTGATTATGTTTCCAAATACTCCAAAAAACTTATTACTAAAAGCAACATATAAAGCTATGGATCAAATTCAGCATCTTGTTTGGGCGGGTGATATTTCAGGATCAGACAATAAATTTAAAGGAATAACTAATCAACCGAAAAGAAAATGACAATAGAAAATCAACTCGACCAATTAACAAACACAGAATTAATAGTTTTATTTGAAGCTGTGAAAAATAAGCTTAACCTTAAAACAATTACTCAGTTTGCAAAAGATAACAGTATAGTTTATAATACTGCTAAAAATAAAATTCCTTTTGTGATTATTTGTAACACTAAATATTTACCTGACAATGGAAGAAATTAAAAAAACTGAGCTTCGTTTGCAACAAGAATGCTTTATGTGGTTCACAAACAAATATCCAAGTCTGAGAGGTTTGTTCTTCAGAATTAAAAACGAAGGAACAAACCGCATAAGCGGAGCAATAGGAAAAGCAACGGGAATAATTCCTGGGGTTGCTGATAGTTGTTTGTTAATCCCAAATGGCCCTGCTTGTTTTGTTGAGTTTAAAATCCCAACAGGAAAGCAAAGTAAAATCCAACTTGAATGGGGTTCGAAAGTAGATGAAAGTGGTCATCTTTATTTTATCATAAGGACTTTAGATTCTTTTAAAAAACTATGTAAAAATTTTCTTTAGTATGTCGAAAACTAGACTTGTAATAAAAACGGCTGAGATAACTCCTGATGGAATTTTAATTCGATCAATGGAAGTTATTGACGGAGAAACAGGCGAAAATTTAAGGATTGCAAACCTGACTCCTGAGCTACTTGATTTTTTAAAGATGATTGAGATTGATGTTACTAAATATTTTCAGATTCAGAAAGCAAAAGAAAAAAATCCAGAATTAAAAAATCTTATTGATACTTTTAAATTATACACTTAACTAAATACTTAAAAAAAATGATCACATTAAATTTAAACTTGCGTCAATTGAGTCACGCACTCATGACAACTCCGAAAGGAAACAAAGCTTTAGTAATTCCTATTGCTGAAAATAATCTTATTGAAGGCGAAAAAGGAATTTATCTGAATATTGTTGGCTTTGATTATGAAGACAAAAGCGATAAACAATACAAAGACACTCACTTGTTGAAACAATCTTTTAAAAAAGATGAACTGGCAAAGATGAGCGACGAGCAAAAGAAAGCTCTCCCGATTTTAGGAAATGCAAGAGTAAGCGGGTCAACAGGACACGGAGAGTCTGAGCCGAAAGGAAGTAATGAAGTAGCTAATGGCGTTGATGATTTGCCGTTCTAAACATTTACACAGCGTAAGCAGCATTTCGGTGCTGTTTACTTAAACTATAAAAAACTTGAATTATGAGAGATTGGGAAGTTAAACGATTCATACGCAGATTATTTACAAGTATTGCTTTAGTTTGTATTTTAATTTACCTTTGTATAAAACACTTTGTATAATGGCATTTGAAAAAAATAACAAATATGCTCAAGAATGGACTCTTGAAAATGCACAACCAAGATTTGAAGATGCTTTGAAATATGCAACGGATAATGAAGAGTGCTTATGCTTGCAAGATGCAATTTATGAATCGGGTATTCCAAGCAGAACATTTTACTATCTATCTGGTAATCACGATGTTTTGCAAATCATAAAAGAGGATATTCATAATCGGATTATCAGCAGGATTAATAAAAACGCTTTGGATAAAGTGCTTCCTGCTCCTGCTTCTCCATCCATTTGGAGAATGAAACAACTCGGTGAAAAAGACGAGCAGCATATTAAGCAAACCGGAACAATGGAGCAAAAAGTAATTGTAACTGATCAGAAAACTTCAGAAGCAGTTCAGGAAATGATTGATAAATTTAAAAATGAGAAATCATGACAGCAACGTCAATTTGTTTTTTAATAATATTGATAGGCTTTTTTTTTATTGGAGTACTAGCCTACAAAGGAGCTAAACACTTGAAGGTTAATAATGACATTTTTTATAAAGAGTATTTACAGCGCAAAGGTAAATGATAACAACCTCAGTATTTTCAAAAACTCTCGAAGCCTATAACCAGGGTTATCGGATAATTGCAAATAAAGGCGGAACTAGGTCAAGTAAAACATTTTCATTAAAGCAGCTTGATTTATTGATAATGAAAAACTCTAAGAAAAAGAGAGTATTATCAACAGTTTCGTTTTCATTGCCTCACTTAGTTGGTGGTGCAATAAGGGATTTTGATAATATCTTAACTGAAGAGGGAATCAGTCCTGACGATGTAAGAATAAAGAATCCATACATCTATACGATTAACAATTCAATACTTGAGTTCATTGGATTTGATAAACCAGGAAAAGCCCTTGGAGCTGCAAGAGATATTTTGTTCATTAACGAAGCAAACAAACTTCCTTTTTCAATTGCCCATCAATTAATGCAGCGAACAACAGAAACTATTTTTCTTGATTGGAATCCTTCTGAAGAGTTTTGGTTTGATACTGAAAAATTCGAAGAACGTGATGACTGTATCATAATTGATTCAACATTCTTTGATAACATTCAAAATCTTACTGAAGGACAATTAAGAGATTTACAGATTGCTAAGACAAAAGCCGACGCTGAGGACAAAGCAGGTAAGCGAGGGTATTGGTGGAACTGGTGGCAAGTTTATGGACTTGGATTAAAAGGACAGCTCGAAGGTGTGATCTTTCAAAATTGGATTACTTACAGTATACTTCCGCAATGTGACCTTTATAAGATTTATGTTATTGATTGGGGTGGCTCTGATCCAACAACATTGAGTGAGCTTAATTTCGACGGTGAAAATAACAGGCTTTACATCAAAGAACATATTTACCAACCGCAAATATTAAACTCTAAGCTTATTAAATATATTCAGGGTTTAGGTAACCCGATTGTCATTGCTGACTCAGCACGTAAAGACAAAATCTTTGAATTACAAATGGCAGGGATTAACGCACTTGGAGCAACAAAGGGTGAGGGTTCAATTATTGACGGTATTGAAAGGTTGCAGGAATTTAGTATCTTTATACACGAAGATTCAAAAAATGCAATTGACGAGTTTGAAAAGTATAAGCGAGTGCAGAATAAAATAACAGGGGAGTATTTGGATATACCTGAAGATAAAAACAATCATTGTTTTGTTACTGACACTAAAATAAATACAATTACAGGATTGAAAAATATAAGTAATGTTTTTAAAAATGATTTTGTATTAACATCAAAAGGATATAAGAGGGTTTTAAAGAGACATAGTAACGGATTGAAACTAATAAATAAATACTTGATACAATTCGATACTTTTTCATTATCTTTGTCATGTACAAAAGAACATTTATTAAAAACTGATGAAGGATGGACGCAAATTTCAAAATTAAAATCGGGTCAAATGGTTTACCTTACCAAGAATTTAACGGGAAAGCATATAAGCTATATCCAAAAGAAAGGTATTTTTCAAGAGGAATTAAAAGAATGCATACAGAGGTTTGGAAATTTTATAATAAAAGTATTCCAAAAGGATTTCAGATACATCATAAAGACGGTAACACATGGAATAATGATATTGAAAATCTCCAACTTAAAGAAAAATCAGAACATCAAAAAGACCATGGCAAAAAGAGATTTAGAGACAATCCAGAATGGGCAAATGAATTTAACAGGAAAGGCAGAGAGGCTGCAAAAGAATGGCACGGATCACCTGAAGGGATTGAATGGCACAGAGAGCAAGGAAGGGAAACATGGATTGGCAGGGAATATAAAACGCTTATTTGTCAAGAATGCGGAAATGAATATAAAACAAGGCATTCAGGGAAATCAAAATATTGTCACAAAAATTGTAGAGCACGTGCATTGCGAAAAAGAAGAAAGGCGAATGGTTTATGATTTAATGATAGAAGAACAACACGAATATTTTGCAAATGGAATCTTAGTTCACAATTGCATTGATGCTGTTCGTTACGGCGCAAGATTTTACAGAAGATCAATTAAACCATTATAAAACTTAAAGACATGAAAGATACAGACTTCTGGGTAAGTGATGAAATAACAAAGGATAATCAAAAAAACAATCCAATTGCCCATATTAATTTTGATAAGACAATTGAAATTATAATGAGTATAGGCGGATTAAAAGGTGATGTTTTAGATATTGGAAGTCGTAATATTTTAACTGAAATATTAGAAAGTACTTACGGGATTGAGATTGATTCTACTTTAGGAGATTTAGATTTAATATTTAATTCTCCTAAAAAGAAATATGATTTCATTCATTATAATAATGTAATTGAGCATCAATTTAACCCTTTGTTTACTTTACTAGAGATTAAGAAATATTTAAAACCTGACGGTTATTTAATACTCGGAACACCATTAAAACCAACATGGATAACATTTAATAAATGTCATTTTCATGAGTTTGACAGATATCGTTATGATAAATTATTAAAACGATCAGGATTTATGACAATTAATGAGATTCATTATTATAAACAAATATCAATAAAAGGTATAAGGGCTTTTTTCGGATCATTTCATAATAGAAAAATTGTATCAGTATTAAAAATAAATTAGAAACATGAAAAGAATTAAAAAACTAATACTCGACTGGCTTACTAAAAGAAACTTAGCTAGGCTTAAAAAAGAAGCTTTACGACTTCATAAACTATCAGGAAAACAATATTTTATTATTCCTGTTGACGACTGGAAACGTGGTGAGTTTGTAATTGTAAACAATGAAGCTCATAAACTTTACAATCAGCAAGCAAAAAAACTCGGCAAGCCTGTAATAAGCTTTATGAGTCTTTGCGAAATGGCAGTTTACAAAACTCCGACAGGCACACTTTTAACTTAAACCAAAGGAATGTAGACGGCAAGCGAAAACAAAAAAACTTAAACACTAAATATTGATGCTATGATTTACAAACCTATACTATCATCAGAATTAACTCCTGAATTAAATATGGATTTTTCTAAAATGTCTGAATTAATAAGTGACATAAGAAGAGATATTGATTCGAGGTTTGAAGATTTAATTGTTAAAAAATTAAATGAAAAAGGATATAATTTTCATAGTAAACATCAATTATATGAATTTGCTAAAAGATGCAGGATTATATCATATACGCATTTAGATTGTAAAGAATTGTGGTATGAAAAAGAAATGATTTGTACCTGGAGTAATAACTATCAATTTGACTTTACTAATAATAAGCTTAATGTAAATTATAATATATTATGATCCCAATTAAAATAGGACCTAAAAAATATAAGATTAAAACTATTACTGAACTCAACACAACTGAGTTTATTGAATTGGTGAAGATTGAGAATCCTGATGTATTGAAGTATGTTGCATGGCAAACGAATACAACTTATGATAAAGCTTTCTTTGCAATCATATCTCCAACAGTTGAAAAAGCCATTGGAACAATTCCAGATATTACAAAGATGCCGGTTGCTAAATGGGTGAACAAAAAAAACATAATCGACACGGTGGGTCAACGTCATCAAATCGAAAGCTCAGACTTGAAAGGATATGAATTACTTGTTTTATGTTTGGCGGTTGCTCAAGCTCGCAGCAATAACTTTGAAGATATTGAAAAATTAAGATCCAAATATATGACAATGCCATTTGCTGAGATATTGCCGTCTGGTTTTTTTTTCTTCAAGATTTACAATTATGGCAAAAACAAAGAGCGAAAGCGTTTAAGCTTGCGACAGGTTTTGACAAAGATCAGGAGCTTAAGAAATCGGCAGGAGTTGAAAAGCTAAATAGATTTAGTAATGAATACGAGCTAGAGACTATTTGCTCTATGTTTCAGGCCTTAACTCCTGAAGCAGCTTTGGAAGGTGATGACACTTTTTACACAAAACATTTGCTTGCCAACTTAGAAAAAACTAATTTTGAAAAAAGATATCACGAGTTATTATCTAAAAGGCGCAAGAAATGAGTTTGATTACTGATATTGAAACAATAATCACCGGACTATATCCAGACGCTACCTTCACCCTTTCATCTAAGTTTAAGGCTAATTATGAATCGTTTTTAACTGAAACGGCAAACCTTCCTTTAATCGTTTTAAATAACGAAATATCAAAAGATAACGAGATTCAAGTAAATAACAATGTGTTAAAAAACACACGTATAGTTATTATGGTTTTAAATCTTGACAGTGTTGACAATTCAGATTTAGAAAGCGAAGATATTAGAGCAGCGATGGAAACACACGCAGATAGAATCGCAGTAAATATTTATCAAGAGATAGAAGTAAGGCCAACGGCAAGACAAAGATATAAGTGTATTCCTGAGTTTCATATTTTTAATTCGAACTTAACAGGGGTTACTTTAGATATGAATGTAAATTATAACGAAATAGTAAACTTTTTAAAACCTTAGATTATGGCAGGATTAACACACAATGGATCAGTGATTAGCGTTCCTCAGGCAGAATTGCCAACAGGATATACTAAGCCAGTAGTAACAGAATTTTCTGATTACGAGCAAGAATACACAAGCAGAACAATGACAGTTTTAAAGTCTACTGTTGAGGATGCTGTTGCAGTAACAACTATGGAGCAATTGGTTGCTCAATTGAATACGGATATCGAAGCTTTGTTAACTGCTGATTTTAATATCGGCGTTTTGACTGTAACAAGTTTTGCAAATTTAAAATCAATTAGCACTAATAATAATTTAGCAGGTGTATTATATACAGACGGCGTTTTGAATTATGTATTAGTTGTTGACATATTTGTTAAGACTGCATAATGGCAAAGCAAGTTATTGGAATAGGTTCAGCAGCGAATGACGGTTCAGGTGATCCGTTAAGAACAGCCTTTGATAAAGCAAACGACAATTTCACTGAGCTTTATGATGACATTGCCGCTCTTCAGGGTTCAGCTCTGACGGCTGCGAGTTTGGTTAGGTCGAAACTTTCTGAGTCTTGTAACGGCGGGTCTGGTCAAGATATTGCTTTCACCTCTCAGTTTGTGAGCGTTTTTGCTTTACAAATAATTGACTATGACGGAATAGGAATTGAAGTGACTGCTCAAAATCAGGATGGATTTACTATTACAAGTTTAAGTTCTGGGAACTTTGGATATATAGCATTGGTTGAACAATAAATATGAAAATATGAAAAAAGGAATTTTAGTTTTAATATTAGCTTTATGCTCGCTGTTCAGTTTCGGACAGCTCGACATAACGAAAAGAAAAGTAAGTCTTGATAGTATCAATGCAAGGACAAATAATGTTTATATTAATGATCCTGTATTTATTCAAGATACAAACCTTGTTGATTTAATTAAGTTTCACGGCGGACCAGGAGAAACGGTTAATTTTGGAACAGACGGACAGATTCCGAGAATGAATGTTGCAGGAAGTGATTTTGTTTATAGTTCTGGTTTTACATGGGATGGTAATACACTATCATTGGAGACGGATAGTGGAATTAACAATGTATTTATAGGGAAAACCGCAGGAAATTCAATCACAACTGGGAATGACAATACTCTTGTTGGTTTTGAATCTGGGAAAAATAATTTAGTAGGCATAAGAAACACATATTTAGGAAGTAATACTGGACATACAACAAATGCGGATTTCAATACATTCATAGGATATAATTCAGGATATACAAACATCACGGGTGATGGAAATACATTTGTAGGATATGCGTCAGGATATACTACAACAGGCTCAAACAATATTTTTATTGGAAAACAGGCAGGACAAGAAGAAACAAGTTCAAACAAATTATATATTGAAAACTCAAGCAGCGCAACACCTCTTATTTATGGTGATTTCGCAAACGATTCAGTAGTTATTAATGGTGATTTACGAGTGACAGGAGCTATTAAGGGTTCTGCAAGGGGGGCTTTATTTGGTAGATATTCCTCATTAAACACTGCGACTGCCGATGTATGGGCTAAAGTTAAATTAGATACTGTAATCGCAGCAAAAACGACTGAAGGATTTAAATTTAATGATGATAGTACTGGAATAGTGGTGCTGTTTGATGGTTTTTTATCATTTAGTGGTCATGCAAAACTAAAATTTAACGGAAGTCCGGCAGTCGATGCTAGTGTTTTTGTTAGATTAAAAGTAAATAGTGTAGAACAATCAGAATTTAATACAGCGACGACGCAAAATTTCAAGCCAAATGGAAGTACAGATTTAGTCAGTTTCACAGCTCCTGTTTTTGTAAATACTAATGATACTATTTACATAGAAGCACAGGTTACAAATACAGATATTGATTTAGAAAGTATTGATGGGGGCATATTTGATGAGCCTGTTGCATTTGCTATATATTTACAAGAAATACCATTAAAAAAATAATGTATCAGGCAGGGGTTAAAAATATAACTCTATACGAAAATAAGGATGTCACAGCTAATTACTATGATCCTTTAAATCTTCGTGCGATCACAGCTCTTTCAGGCGGTGGAGTTATATTGTTAGTTGAAAATAATCAGCGTCCTGAGTTTGATGTAAAGCTTGAGCTTTCTAAAAGTGGTAAAGTTGTTTGTGATTATTCACTTGAGTTTCTTTTATTAGGATTGACGCTTGAAAATTATGACTTAGTTAATCAGATTAAATCAAGTATCTACGGTTGGAATTTCTTAGTTGAGTTTTATGATGGTACTTTTAAATATTACAACACGCCTTTATTTGGTGATGATTCTGAAATAAAGCCTCATGAAGAAATGAGCTTTATGGTGAAGTTGAAAACTTTCGTTCCGACTGTCAAATGGTATTTAGAATATACGCCTGACATTTCAACTGTTCCAATTTACAGAGCTGATACAACATTATTGAGAGCTGATACAACAATTTATAATGCTTCTTATGCCTTATAACGAACTGACAAATAAATATCTTGAAGGTCTTAAAACTAAGATTCGAGAGGTCATGTTTGCAAAAAACTTAAATGATACGAGCGGAACTTCTGAGTCGTTAGAAATTCAAGAAAATAAATTACTTGCTAATTCAGAAATTTACTTTTTGGATCAAGGGCGTTCACCAGGAACTTTTCCACCGGTAGACAAGATTAAAGAATGGATGGTTAATAAATTAGGTTTAGATGCTTATGGAGAAGATTCAGGTATCGCTTTTTTAATCGGTCGCAAAATGAAAAATGAAGGTAGCGAAATATTTAAAGATAAATCAAAAGGGATTCAACTTGACACTCTTGTTGATGAAATGTTAAACGAATTATTAAAAGAGTTACCTGATACGGTAGCTGTGGAGGCTTTAAAATGGCTTTAACTCTTGTGACAAATCCCGTAGGGAGCGAAGATGTAAAATTATTCGCAGGATTTAAGCCTGTTGAATTTGTTTTTAAGCGTGAAGATTTAGCAATCACAGGAGTTGAAAGTGGTTCTGGTGGTTTGCGTGTTGATTTAACAACAGACTTAACTTCTTATTTATCTGTAGGTGATGCGATTTATATTTATTCCGAGGGTGCTGATATTACTTATGATGCTGTTGGAATAATCTTATCATTGACAGCAACGGATATCACAACAGACATTGCTTTTGTTCAGTCTGGAACAGGCGGCTATATCAATTATAAGAAAAATTATTATGTTGAGTTGCAATGTGTAGATCAGAATTTCGCAACCTCAAACTTATTACCTTTCTCTTTAAATAGTGACGGTGACTCAGCAGGAAATATAAATATTGATGTTTCAATTGTAAACGATTTGAATCGACAAAGAGTTTTAATTGCTGATGGTCATATTTCAGAAAGCAGACAAGAATTTGAAGTGCAATATAGAGAGGTTTACTCAGGAAGTTCAAACGGTTTTACTTTAATAAATAATAAATTAGTCGTTTTACTTTATGCGACTGATGATCCTGAGATAGAAGAAATATTAAATCAATTTGATATCCCTAAAATATATTTAGGTTATCCTGCTGCCATAGTAATGGCAAAGGACGCTGATCCTGCAAGCTCAAAAATTACAATGAGTTATAAGGTATTAGATATAAATAATATTCAGGTTGCAGGTGATGACCTATCAGAATTAGACTCAGACGTAAATGGTTTTATAATGTGGGCTTGGTCAAAAGATGTTTCAATATCTGAGGCGGCTTCATTTATAGAATTTTTTACAACAGTGGCGGCATTTTTAGACTTTGCCGATACTGATTTTGCTTATCCTGATTTTTTAACACAATAAAAAAATAAAATAATGTCAAACAGAACAACAGCAAAAAGTAACATTATTACAAAGAACGTTCCGACTGTTACAAATGCAATAATGACAGATATGTTGAACAACGAACTTGCTGAAAATGTAGTGTTCAGAGAAGACGTTGCAGTAGTTCAGTCTTCAGGTGCGAGTAATATAACAGTTGATTTCTCCGGGAAGGACAGAGTTGATTTAACTCGAACAGGAGGTTCATTAAATATAACACTATCCGGAATTTCAGATGGTGAAATAAAATATCTGTTAATTGCAAAAACTACAGGTCAAGCAGTTACTTTTGTAGGTGTTACTGATATAACTCCAATTAAGGCAAATGCAAACGCTTTAAGTTTGGTTCTTTATGAAATTGTAAGAAAGTCAAGTTTCTATTTTGCAAAGGCATGGGTTGAGAATGTTAAGACTGCAACAGATACAATCGAAGGAGTTTTGGAAACTGCTACAGCAGCAGAGTCAAACGCTTTGAGTGTTGTAAATAAAATAGTCACACCTGGCAGGATACCAATTGCAAGTACAAGTCAGAAAGGAATTTCAGAACTAGCTACAGCAGCAGAAGGAAACGCCTTGAGTGATACGACAAGACCTATAACACCCGGAACAATTCCAACAGCCTCAACAACTCAGAAAGGAGTAATCGAAGTTGCAACAGCAGCTCAAAACGATGCAGGAACGGCAGGAACTTTGGCAGTAATAGCAAGTGAATTAAAACGCAAATATGATGCTTTAGTGGCATTATTTAATACAGCAACAACGCTTTCGTTGTCATCAAGTCCTCACGCACCTTTTACTGTAACTAGCATAAACGGAAGAAGAAGCGGAGCAGTCATAACTGTTCACGCTCAAGTGTCAGCAAGTGCTCCAACAGGTTTGAAATTTATAAAACATATAGACGGATATGTTTCACCAGGCTATGTTGTTCCGTTTGTTGCAGCTCACGATGACGAGTTAGTAAATGACGGCGGTTGGGGTTATATTGATACATTAGGCGATATATATATGGCAGCGGGTTATGCGGGTGTTTGGAGATTTACAGCAGTATCAATATCATCATAATATGGCAAATAAAAAATTTGAAGTAATAAGGCCGAAAAGCCTACAAAGTTCTGAATATGAGGACTTTGAATATTTAATTCGTTGGATAGGTCGAGACGGTTCAGATTATTTGTTTATGTTTTATGATGCCGAAATTCAGAGAAGGATAAGAAGCGAAGTAATAAACAGTGAAAGCAGCGATAACATTGAGGCGTTAATTTCAAAAGAAGCGAGGAATATTTCTTTATTTGCCGATGACTTAAGTCAATCAGATTTAAATATAGTATTACAACTCTTTGGAAATAAGTTTGTAACACGCTTAAAAAAAGATGATACAATTGAACGATTTGCCCCCGAAGCAAACAATTATAAATATAGATTGATTGAGGGGCGTTATGAAATAGAATTTACATTAATTGCGAGTGATTTAGCAGTATGGAATTAATAATCAACGGTGAAATAATTGAACTCGGTGATAGCTCTCCTGCTATTACTAAAAAATCTATTGATATTGATAATCCTTCAGCTCGGTTCGTTGACTATACAAATAAATTTAAACTACCTGATACAGTAAAAAACAGGGAATTATTTCAAAGTCCGAAAGCAATCGGAAGTAATAATCGAAGTTATGATAAATTGTATGATGCTGTATTAAGTGACGTTTTTCAAATCTTTAGAGGTTCAGGATTTTTAGATAACTCAACAAAAGATAAACTTTCTTTTCAGATAATTGATGAAAGTAAGGAGCTTTTTAAATCTCTTGAAATAAAATTAAAAGAGCTTGATTGGTCTGATCTTGATACTATTTTAACTCAAGCAGCAATTGATGCTCAAGATACTGCCGACCCTGACAACTGTTGGGTTTGGGGAAAAGCATGTTATCATGAAAAAGCGTTGCAAATTAATACAGATCAAACAACCGGAGACGACCGTTGCAAATATAGCAGACCGTCTTTTTATGTTCAAGGGTTACTAAAACGAGCAATTGAATATTTTGGATATTCTTATTCTGCTTCTGAATTAGATTTGGCATTTTCTTCTAATCATAAAGATTTTTTTTTCACATCATACCAAAAGACAATCGATGCTGATTTTTCACCTTCAGGAACTTTAGCACTTACAGGACTTAACACAAACGATTTTGCTCATGCTGATTTGACAGTTTTAAGCGGTTCAATTTCTATCGGAACAAAGAACACAATATTCAGGGTTAAGGGTTCAATCACTTCTGACGCTGATGTTGATTTTATTATCAGGGCAATTGATGACGTTGACGGCACAAAAATAACTGAGAGTAAACTTTCAATTGTAGCCGGAACCCAGGAAGTTGATTTTTCGACAAGTGAATTTCAAAGCGATAACGGATACACTATTGACATTAGATTTGAAGGAACAGGCTCAGTTTCGTTTGATGATGTATTAATTTATACAATTCTATCAGATAAAAATGAGGATCTTTCAACTAATCCGTGGTTAGGTTATTGGATTAAGGTTTATGACAATCTTCCTGACCTGACATATAAAGATTTATTCCATTTAGTTTGTGTTACTGCAAATCAATTTAATAACGTTGATAGTTATGTAAAATCGTTTCAATGGGGTTCACTTGCTAAGTTAAGCAAATTAAATGCTGTTGATTGGTCTGATAAGTTTGTGATAGGTTCTGAAAACATCACAGCGCAATTTCAAAAACTCAGTCAGCGTAATTTATTAAAATACGAAAATGATTTAACAGTTAATCCTGAGTTGGGTTGGTCAAGTTTCTTATCAGATAATGAAAGTTTTGCTGAAGAAAGCGACTATATTATTTTAAAGTTCGGAGCCAGTAACGATGTAACTATTGATAACAACGATATTTCACATTTAAAAGTATACAGTGATACAACCAGAATTATAGATCAGGAAATAATGATTAGATTATTTGCAATTGAAGGCTCAAGGCTTGTTTTTTCTCCTATAAGTTGGGAGAATATCGCAGCGAATTATTATGAAAATTGGTTTAATTCGCTTTATAGAATCAGACAAATCAATGCTAATTTTAATTTATCAAAATTAGATGTATTGAAATGGCATGAAAAGCAGCTTGTTTATATTGATTATTTTAAAACTACTTTTATCGTTTTAGAAATATCAAACTTTATTCCTAAGAAATTAACCAAAGTAAAGCTTTTAGCATATGGCAGATAAAACGGTAATTGTCGAAATCAAATACGATACAGACGGAGCAGTTCAGAGTCTTGACAAACTCACCTCAACAATTGAGGGAGAGAAAGTTGCACAACAGCAATTAAAAGCTGAGCTTGAAAGCGGTCAAATTTCACAAAAGAAATATTCTGAAGAGGTTGCTAAATCTAAGGATGAAGCAGGGAGAGCAAACAAAGAGCGCAATGCTACTATAAAATTACTTGGTGCTGAAAAAGGAAGCATTGACCAGGTAAAAGCTAGAATGAAACAGCTTGAAATTGAAAACGGAAAATTAAACCGAACAACAAAAGCAGGGAACGCTCAATTTCAAAAGAACAATAAGGAATTAAAAGCATTAAGCAAAAATCTAAAAGCAGCCAAAGACGACACAGGAAAAGCAACCGGAGCATTTGGAAAGCTAGGCAAAAACATGAGTGCAATCAAAGGTCCTTTGGGCGGGGTTGCAATGGGTATCGGAGGAATGACAAAGGCTGCTCTTGCGTTTATTGCCACGCCTTTGGGTGCTATTATTGCAGCGATAGTTATTGCCTTAAAAGCCTTAATGAGTTACTTCAAGGGTTCTGAAGAAGGTCAAAATAAGCTTAATAAAATAATGGCCATTGGTAGTGCTGTAATCGGGAATCTTGGTGATGTCTTTAGAGACTTTGGAAAATTAGTTTTTGATTCATTGAAGGTTTTAGGTGCTAGGTTTACAAAGTTCTTTGCAAATATCGGTTTAGGTTGGCAAAAAGTAAAAGGAGTTTTCAAAGATAATACAGCAACAATAGAAGAGCAGAGAAAAAAAATAGCTGAAGCAGATAAGATATTAACAGAGCGTCAAGATGAAAGGCGGAAATCTGCTGAAGAATTAAAGAACGGATTAAAAGGAATAATCGAAGAAACAAAAAGAGAGATTGGGATTGCGAAAGAACTAGCAGACAGACAGGCTGCTCTTGATTTATTACAGCGTGGGTTCTTAGTTGAACGAGCAAAGCTTGAGTCTGAGATTGCGGAAGCAAGGGCAAAGGCTGCTGACACTGAAAAGTTCTCAGCAGAAGAAAGAATTAAATTTTTACAGGAAGCAATTGAAAGTGAAAATAAAATCTTAGATACAAATCTTAAGATTGCTCAGGAAAAACTCGCTTTAAAAAAGGCTCAGAATGCTTTAAGCGATTCAACAAAAGAAGATCTAAATGAACAGGCTCAACTTGAAGCTGATTTGT